TTTAATCTTAAATTTGATCTATCTTGGCTTAAACGCTATGACATAGATTATTCTAGTTGCTCTATTTGGGATTGCCAACTAGCTCACTTTCTTCTAACATCTCAACAAACACCTTATCCCTCACTTAATTTAGTAGCCAACTACTATGGTATAGGTAAAAAACTAGATATTATTGCTGAAGAATACTGGGACAAAGGTATTGACACACCTGATATACCAGAAAACATCATGCGAGAGTATCTGAGTCAAGACTTACTTTTGACATATAAAATATACTTGAGACAAATAGAAGACTTTAAGAAATATCCCAAACTATATAAATTATTCCTACTTCAGTGTGAAGATCTACTTGTATTACAAGAAATGGAATTCAATGGACTACTCATAGATGTTGTTAAAAGTAAACAACTATCAGAGGAAGCAACGAAAACTATAGAAACATTAGATGAACAACTTCAAGCTTATGCCCCAGGTGTACCAATTAATTTTAACTCTGGTGACCATTTGAGTTGTTTACTATATGGTGGTACAATAGAGCACAAGAGTAGTATACCTAACGGTGTGTTTAAAACAGGTGCTAGGGCGGGTCAGCAGCGATATAAATCTATAACCTATGCCTTCCCCTTAGCAGGTCTATTTAAACCGCCCAAAGGCTCTAATTTAGCCAAAAAAGGCTATTTTAAAACAGATGAAGAGACCTTAAAAAGTCTAACTGGTAATAAAGAGAAGAAAAAACTCTTGACATTACTGGAAAAACGTGCTAAACTAGATAAGTTGAATGGGACTTATTACTTAGGTTGGCCTACCCATGTAGCTACATATGATAACAGAGTCCATGGACAATTCAATCAATGTGTGGCTAGAACAGGTCGACTTAGCTCTAGTAAGCCTAATCAGCAGAATATTGCTGGTGAATTTAAAGAATTACTCATAACTAGGTATCCAGTATGACAATACTACAAGGAGATGTAAAAGCTCTTGAAATTGTAACAGCTGCTTACCTGAGTCAAGACAAAGTTATGTGTAAAGAAATACGAGATAATGTTGATATCCATGAAAACAACAGAGTGAGATTTAACTTACCAACTAGACTAATAGCAAAGACGTTTGCATTTAGACTAATATATGGAGGAACAGCCTGGGCATATGCTCTTGATTCTCAGTTTAATTACATTAGTAGTAATGCGGATTTTTGGCAAGATATCATAGATGAGTACTACAAAAAGTATGAGGGATTACTAGAATGGCACCAATACCTAGTCCACGAAGCTACAACTACTGGTAAAGTTATTTGTCCTACCGGAAGAAGCTTTAGCTTTTCACCATACCAAAAGAATGGTGACTGGGTTTGGCCTAGAACAACGATACTAAATTATCCAGTTCAAGGAACAGGTGCCGATCTAGTATCTCTAGCAAGAGTAGAATTTGCTAAACAATTTAAAAAGGAAAAAATAAATGGAAAACTTATCTCCTCAGTACATGATTCAATTGTATGTGACGTATCTCCGGAAGACAGCCGACGCTGTGGAGTTCTTCTCAAAGAAGCTGTTCAAAGAATCCCCATTCTCTTTCAAAGAGTTTGGGACCAAGAGCTAAATCTTCCTTTAACAGCAGAAATATCTGCAGGAAATAACATGAAAGACTTGACAGTACTAGATATTTAGGATATAATATATAGTATATACATAAAGGAGACAGCTTGAACATCAATATTGAGTTAATTGACGTAACAGTAGAAGATAAAGGTAAGTATAAAGTAGCTCTTGTAGCCTATCGAGACCAAGGAAAAGCAAAGGACAAGAAAGTAATGTCCTTTGGAGCCCAAGAAGGTGCCTTTAAAGCCCTTCAAAAGCTTGAGGGTAAGGCCAAAGGCATTAACCTGACTGTAACTATGGAGAAGAACAAGGATGGATACTGGGATTGGATTACACTCGCTGAAGGTGGAGGAGGAGCTGCCGCTACCCCAGCAAGCGGGGGGAATGCTGTACCAGCACGAGGTAATTGGGAAACCCCAGAAGAACGTGCTGCCCGACAAGTGTACATTGTCAAGCAGAGTTCCCTATCAAATGCAATTGCCGTTCTAAATCAGATCAAGAAGTCATATGAAGTAGCTGAGGTAATTACTTTAGCTAAAGAGTTTGAGTCTTTTGTATTTGGTCATAACGAACAGCATGGCTTTGTAGACGAGCTGAAAGACGACATCCCATACTAAAATAAATCGGTTGAGTAATCAACGCCGGATAAACGTAACCGGCAAGGATAATTAAGGAGAACTATATCCAAGCTCTAATTGATGGTGATCTAAATACTAATTGACATTTACCTCCAGATGTGTTATAATATAGGTATTATAAATAATACTTCTGGAGGCACTTCTTGGCAAATCAATATACAGCTCACACGTACATTACAGATACATTAAAAAGATGCTCTTTATGTGGAGAAGTAAAAGAACACGCTGATTTTCATAAAGACAGTAAAAATATATATGGAAAAGGTTTAGCATATTATTGTAAATTATGTGCAAATAAGAAGTCAAGAGATAATCATAAGTTACGTGCAAAAACTGATCTTAATTATAAGTTATCTAAAAAGGATGCTTATCTTAAGTCTAAGTACGGTCTCTCTTTAGCTGAATATCAAGCTAAATTACTTCTTCAAAAAAATTGCCCTATATGTATGAAAGATTTGAATCCAAATGATCCAAATACACATTTAGATCATTGTCACAAAACTGGTAGAATTAGATCATTTCTCTGTGGAAATTGTAATAGAGGAATAGGATCTTTTCATGATGAGGTATGGAAAATGAGAAATGCGATTAAGTATTTAGAATCATACAGCGACAATGTTGATGTCGCTAAGGAGGGCCGCCGTCTATGAAGCCACTACAAGCTCTCATAGACGGTTAGGTGATTTGATAGCCTACAGGTGTGCGGCCAGTGCTGAAGGAGATGACTTAGATATAGCCTTACTTCGTGTGGACGACTTAATGTACCGCATACTAGCTGACACTAACGCAACTAGCTATAGAGTATTCCTTGGCGGGAGAGTTAACTTTCGTAAGACTGTCAACCCAACCTATAAAGCAAACAGAACTAAACCTAAACCTATTCATTTAGATGACGCTAGAAACCATCTTATAGACAACTGGAAAGCAGAAGTACAACAGGGAATTGAAGCTGATGACAGACTAGGCATAGAATTAAATCCAAAATCTATATGCTGTTCCATAGACAAAGATCTACTTCAGATCCCAGGAAATCATTACAATTTTGTGAAACAACAGATGATCTATATATCTGAAGAGATAGCCGAGTATAATTTTTACAGGCAGTTCCTTATTGGGGACGCAACTGATAATATTACCGGTATCTATGGAATAGGAGAGAAAAAAGCTGAGGGAATTCTCTTTGGGGAAAGCCCAGCTAATATGTTTATCAAGGTTAGAGAACTCTATGATGACGATAGACGTATGTTAATAAACGGGCAATGCTTATACATATGGAGGAATAACTTTGATTTATGGAACCCACAACTCTTAGTGGAATCAACGGGGATAGACAATACAGAACTCGTGCAGGAAGTCCTGTTAAACTGTGGAGCGCACACAATACAGACCTCTACCCCCTCATTGGAGCCTACTGGACAGGAGACACCTGGATCCCAACCACCTGGAGAAGCACCGGTAGATGGGGAGACGGACTGGGCAGCAGCCTAGATATAGAATCTTATGCGTAGAATTAAACGTCAAGACAAGTATAAGTCTAACTTTGAAGCTGATGTAGCTGCCTATTATAAAGATCAACTGGAATATGAAGTAACTAAAATAAAATTCCAGCAACCCTCTGTAAATCGTACCTACAATCCAGACTTCACTCCTCCTAAAATAAAAAATCTATTCATAGAAACAAAAGGGAAGTTGAGTATGGATGACAGAAAGAAACATCTACTCCTGAAAGATCAACATCCTGATAAAGAAATAGTTCTACTCTTTCAAAACTCTAATAATAAAATAACACGGCGAAGTAATACTACCTACGGAGATTGGTGTGATGCTAACGACATCATCTGGTTCTGCTGGAAAACTAAACCACCGCCTAAAACTATAAAGGAACTCCACAAAATATGTTTATCGAAAAGACTATTAAACTCGAAGAAGGAAACGTCACCTTTAAAGGAGAGTTTTCAGACGAAGAATTAGACCTTGTTATAACAGCAGGACTAACTTTTCTGGTAATGAATGGCTCTATTCCTATTACTGCAATGGAAGGATACCAACATTAAACTACTACTCTTAGATATTGAGACTGCTCCAAACTTGGTACATGTCTGGGGACTCTGGCAACAAAATGTAGGTCTTCCTCAAATTATAGATAGTGGTTATGTTCTATGCTGGGCAGCTAAATGGTATGGGGAGGAAGAGATCATGTATAGCTCTATCCTAGACACACCAAAGAAGATGCTAAAGAAAATCCACGAGCTACTAAGTAAGAGTGATGCCGTTGTTCACTACAATGGCACTAAGTTTGACATTCCAACTTTGAATAAAGAGTTTATTCTTAATGGTATGGCACCACCATCTCCTTACAGACAAATAGATCTTCTTAAAACTGCTAGGGAAGCCTTTCGTTTTCCGTCAAACAAACTTGATTACATAGCCCAATCATTAGACTTAGGCAAGAAGATCAAACACAAAGGCCATGAGCTGTGGATTGACTGCATGGCAAAAAAGAAAGATGCTTGGCGTGATATGGAAGAATACAATAAACAAGATCTAATATTATTAGAGAAACTGTATGTCAAATTTCTTCCGTGGATTAAGAATCATCCTAACTATACTTTATATATTGATGATACTGACATTGCTTGCCCTACCTGTGGATGTACTATTTACACTCGCAGGGGGTTTACTTACACAGCGGTAGGTAAGTATCAACGATATCAATGTTCAGCTTGTAGTGCTTGGTTTAAAGACCGCAAGAATCTAACTTATAAACAAACAGTGGCCGCATAGTATGAGTGCCACAATTAAAGACTTGATGGAGTGGTTAAAAAAACAAGATGAAATAAGTCTGCTAGAATTACTAGATATTAGTAGCGAAGAAATTGTAGACAGATTTATTGACCTCATAGAGGATAACTATGACACACTCCAAAAAGATTACGAAGCAGAAGCAGAAGAATTACAAACAAATTCAAACGGAGACGACTAAGGGAAAACTAGCTTACCAGTTAAGAAAAATAAATGAAAAAGAAACTCTCCTACTAATCAAGGAATACAATGCAAATAAACCGATTTAAAACTACCTTCGCGGAGAATATATTTAATGCCAAGTACAAAAACGGACCTAGTGATACGTGGGATGCTCTCGCCGAGCGGCTTGTTGAGGATGTCTGTGGTACAAGAGGGGGAACTGATCGATCACTGCTTTCCAGAGAAGATTGTGAACAACTTGTCGAGTACATTAAACGAATGCAATTCATACCTGGCGGAAGGTATCTCTACTATGCGGGTAGGCACGCTAAGTTTTACAATAACTGCTACCTTCTCCGAGCAGAAGAAGATACCAGAGAAGAATGGAGTAATGTAACTTGGCGTGCTATGTCTTGTCTTATGACTGGAGGCGGAATTGGAATTGACTACAGCAGACTTCGACCGAGTGGCGCAGCTTTGCACCGAACTGGAGGCATTGCTTCCGGCCCTATCCCGCTCATGTCAAGTATCAATGAAATCGGACGTAATGTTATGCAGGGCGGTAGCCGACGGTCTGCGCTCTATGCGTCACTTAACTGGCGACACGAAGACATTGGCGATTTTCTTAAAACAAAGAACTGGGGAGAACGGATTCGATTAGAAAAGGAGAGTGACTTTAACTTCCCAGCTCCGCTAGATATGACTAACATCTCTGTTAATTATGACTCAAGCTGGCTTAAAGAAACTCAGAATAGGCAAGCAACCAGGTCAAACCTAGATCCAACATTCTTAGAGAACTGTTATCAGGCAATGAGAACAGGGGAGCCTGGGTTTAGTTTTAACTTTGGTAAACATGAAAATGAAACGCTAAGAAATGCTTGCACAGAGGTGACTAGTGAAGATGATTCAGACGTTTGTAACTTGGGCTCAATCAATATTGGGAATATTGATAGCCTTTCAACTTTTAAAGATGTGGTCGACCTTGCAACTAAGTTCCTTGTTTGTGGTACTATTCGTGCTGAACTACCTTATGAGAAGGTATACAAAGTACGAGAGAAAAATAGACGGCTAGGACTAGGTCTCATGGGAATCCATGAGTGGTTGCTACAACGGGGGAGTAAGTACGAAGTAACTCCAGAACTTCATGAGTGGTTAAAGGTATATAGAGATGAATCAGAACGAAGCGGGAACGAACATTGTGATAGACTGTTTATCAGTCGTCCAGTCGCATTTAGAGCAATTGCCCCCACTGGCAGCATCGGAATTCTTGCAAGTACTACTACAGGAATTGAACCACTATTCGCTGTCGCTTACAAGAGGCGTTATCTTACCGATGGTACAAAGTGGAAATATGAGTACGTTGTTGACGCCACCGCCGACAACCTCATCAAGCGATATTCTATTGCCCCAGAAACAATTGATACTGCCTACAAATTAAGCAACGACTATGAGCGAAGAATCAAATTCCAAGCGGACATACAAGATTATGTTGACATGTCAATTTCAAGCACCATTAACTTACCACCCTGGGGAAGTAAATATAACAACGAGGGACAAGTGGGACGATTTGCTGAAACTCTTGCTAGATATGCCCCAAGACTTCGTGGATTTACATGCTACCCTGACGGAAGTCGTGGAGGACAACCCTTAGTCGAAGTAGATTACAATGAAGCTCTTAAACATAAAGGAACAGTCTTTCAAGAAAATGACATATGTGAAATATCAAACCGTGGCGGCACCTGTGGAGCGTAAACATTCCATTGCAGAGTGGAGAGGGAAGTTAATTGGAGATTGGCGAGTTCTTGACTATAGTCATTTTAATAATGAACATTATTGGAAAGTAAGATGTTCATGCGGAATAGTAACTGCTAGGAGAGCCTCTCAATTACGATTAGGTAGAACCCATTCTTGTAGAACCTGCTCTGCTAAAAAAAGAGAAAATCAAAAGTCTCCTTTTTGGAGAGGTCTTGGTGGTATTTCACAGCAATACTTGAACAGACTTTCTTTTAGAAACAAAGAAGTAACTATTACTTTGGAAGATTTACATACAAAGTGGCTTTCTCAAGAGGGTCGTTGTGCCTATTCTGGAGTAGATTTGTCTTTAGCAAGAAAAGATACTATGTGGAATAAATCCACTGCTTCTATAGACAGAATTAATTCTTCACTAGGATATATTCCAGGAAACATTCAATGGGTTCATAAGAGAGTAAATACTATGAAAAATGATATGGAAGAAAATGTCTTTCTAGATTGGTGTAACTTAATAGTAAATAAGATAGGTAAAGGTGGTACGTGTGGTGGATAATTAAATAAAGAAAAAGCCCTACTCTCTTAATTGAGATGTAGGGCTTCTTTTTAATTAATTATCTGATAATTAATAGTAGCTGTATTAGCAATAGTAGCAGTAGCGTTAATAGCAGCACTACCACTGGTAGGAACAGAATATAAACTAACACTTGTACCTGGATTACTAGCAAAAGTTAAAAAGATCTTGGAGGAAGAAGTTATTAATCTGCTAGTCAATGTAACAGTAGCCGCTCCTGCTGGCATTGTGACTTGCCCTACATTATCTGTATCAAGTGCCTCTCCTACACGAAAGAACCACTCTCTCCACGGATGACCCTCTCCTATACTATCCCTCGGAATAGGTGGTATATGTGCCATACTAATCTCCTTTTTTAAACTCGTTATAGCGTTTTCTAGCCGCTGATTGATTACGCTGTTTCCACTTCTCTTTATTTTTTAATTGCTTATCAGTAGGCAACTTAATATCTAATTGCTGAGCTGCCCACTGTTTAGCTCCACCAGCATTCTTGTCAGACACACGTAGACCAGTAGATACTTGCGGTATTTGTCTAGCTCCATACAAACTCAAATCTTTCGCAATGAGAGAAGCTTTATCTGACGGATGGTAAATCTGCTTACCTGTATAGAATTCCCTATTAAAGGGTAATTGAACAATAGCTAACAAGACTGGGTTAAAAGTAAAGATCGGTTGTAATATACTGAGTGGCTCTTTATCACCGGAAGACACAAGTTTAACAGCCTCGAAGAGGTGATATGGGCCTGCTTGACGTAAGTGTGCATTCTTATTATCAGTCAATACCTGAGCACCATAATCTAGCATAGGATATAGAACAGCAATAGCAAACGCCATAGCAGCCGCCTGATCTAACCCCATAAGAGCTTGCTCTTTACTACCCCGAAACTCAATACTAGGCTTAAACTCAGACTTACCTGTCATAGGGTTTACTTTAGACATACTAAACTTAGGATCAAAAGTGGCATCTCTAGCTGTATTAACAAGGGACTTTACCATACCAAAATGGTATCTACTAAAGACACTTACATTAGGATTCTGAAGAATCTTACTTAGTTCTCTAGAACCTAGTACAGTAGGATCAATGCGATAAGATGGCATATGCCGTTCTACTTCTTTAATAGCATCTGTGAGATTCTTACCATGGAGCTGTTGCTGCTCTTTTACAAGCTGAACATACATAGCATCACGTACTGTCCACATGGCAATAGAAGCGTACTTAGAAACACCATCATATAGATTTTTAACACTAAGCCCAGCCTTGGCTAGATAATCTTTAAATACAGGATCAGCATCTACTTCTTTAAGGCCCTTCTCTAGTATCTCACGGTAAGTATGTGAATTTCGTACCTGGGCTCCTAAAATAGAACCACCATGTCTCATTATTTCAACATAATAGTTATCCTGTGTAACAACACTCCTCAGTGAATCTCCCGTAGTACTGAGAAATCTAGACACACCCTTGGGAGTGATCCACCCAGTTAAGCCTCGTGCATTATACCAGTGCCAAGCCTCATTATTCATATGAGGCAATGGATTCAGCATCATATTCTTAATAATACCAGAGGTAAGCCAAGTAACTACATTAGGTTGCCATACACGAGCATAGTCTTCTAGTGTAGCCCTAACCATAGGTTCAAATTTATACCCAGCTAGTCTAGGAACCTTGTCAGCAGCAGCTAATGTCTTCCAGGAAGGATCAACATCTTTATCTGTAGCTAATTTAGCTATAGTCTTAAAGTAGTCAGACTTAATTAAATTATCAAGATGATTATGAGCTCTATCAAAAGCACGTGCCTCTTCTAGTCTCTTATAGACAACTGCTTGATAATCCTTCAGATAACGATACGGAGTAACAGCCTCTATTTCGGATACAGTAGCTTCTTTAATTCGCCAACCACCGTACTTATCACCAGCACGAACTTCTCTAGTACCGCCTTTTGCGTCTGATGTTACATTCTGTCCAAATTTATACGGTTTCCCCTCTTTGGTATACCCGATAATATCCTTTCCTTTAGGCATAATAAGGACCCGTGTTCCATTTTCTTTTTCTACAACAAAGAACCCCTGCTCTTGGACAGCCCCTCTATCTCGTGCTATATCAGCATTAAAACCACCTTGATCAGATTCTACTATAGTTTTAAGATGTTCTAATGCTGTTTTACGCTTAGGAACAGCTATTCTAGGTACGTGCCCGCCTGTTTCCTCCTCATTGAAGTTAAGTTCTTTTACACGGCCTAGATCAGACTGACGTTTAGTAAGAACTTTTA